AGTATATATTATTATTGTAATAATGAGATAATAATATATCTCTTACAAACAAATATAAGACAAGGAAAAGTCTATAAAACCAGAAAGGAATTAAAATTATGGAAATCTCTCTGTCTAACAAGGTCATCATCAAAGCTGTCAAATCTTTCTATTCTGTGGTCGATACTTATAAGGAAGTCATTCCTGAAATCGAATTCGACCATGATCCGGAAGCCATCGATATTTCCAAGATCGAACCGATCGTTCGAAAGTGGGGCACCCTGTATGTTAAAGATGATCAGCTGTTCATCAAAATCAATGATGAACTGCTTGAAGATCTCATCGAGGTCTTTGCTACCATCTACATCAAGTTTGCACCTATTGTAGGTGTAGCAAAATCTATGATCCCTATGTTGAAGGGTTATTTCAAAGACTACCAAGATGCATTTGTTCCTGTGGTTAAGAAATACCTTGAAGAGTACGACTATGCTGTCGAAGAAGTCAAGTTCACCGGCGTCAAGCATGGCTTTGTTATGCTTCGCAAAAACAAGAACGGTGGTAAGTGGACTCATATTGAGCACGACATCGAACTGGTTGATGAGTATACCAAGATGAGTAAGACTGTTCGCCGCCATATTTTCAAGGAAGCAATCCTTGAGACTGTGAGCGGATTCAATGAAAAGTTTGAATCTAATGTGGTTGGACTCGGCTTCAACATCTATCCTGATCAGACCAGTGCTACTGAAGCTATGATGACTATGAAAGAGGATATGATGAAGAATCCTGATGAAAAAAATAATGATGAGCCGGTAATTACTGTTCTGGATACTGAGACTGATTCTCAGTAATAAAATAGGAGGGTATGGATTTCTCCATACCCTCTATTCCTTTTATTTTTTTCCTTTAATAAAGTCTTCTTTTCTTTTTATTAAATAATTAAAAAATGCATCATATTTTTTATCTACAATTTTCAAATATTTAATATTCTTAAAAGAATTCATCATTTCATCTTTTAATCTTTCTTTTTCTCTATCAACCTGCATATGAGGATGAGTATTGTCACTTTCTTTAATTTCAATCTCCAAATTTAAAGAAGGAATCCAACAATCTGGAATATAAAATTTCTTCTCACCTTCATACATATAATAATAAGTATGAGGAGAAGGACTAAATACATCATCACTATCAAAATCCATTAATAAATCTAAGAACTTTAAGAAGTCTAATTCGTATGATCCTGTATATGTCTTCTTAGTACCGTCAGTCCATGTATATTCACCAGATATCTGTCTGTGTGCTAACATTTTCCTTTGTTGCTCAGGATCATTTAATAAAGTAGTCTTACCATACTTATCGATCATTCTCCTCTTAAACTGTTCTCTATACTTTTCTTTACATTTAGGATTATCACAGAATCTCTTATATTTTTCTGTTTTATCATTCCAACCAGTTTTACTCTTACAAACTACACATTTACCATATGCTTTACCGGTTCTCATAAAATATAAATATTGAGGAATACTCATATCCTGAGGAATTTCATCAAGATGCTCTTCTTCAATATGTTCATATAATCCTTCTAAGGATTTATATCTATCATCACAAAATGGACAATCAAATTTTTTCATTAATTATCACTTCCTTATATAAAAACTATTATAAAATTGTTAATTTAATGATAATTAGTATAGTCTAGATAACTAAGTATATATTATATATGTATAGTAATTAAATAATATATTTAAAGGGGTTTTAAAAAGATGGAAAAAGTTAAAGATTTACAAAGTAAAATAGCATTAGAGTTGGATTTATTATTAACTGAAAAAATCCACCTAATAAATGAAGTTGGAAGTATTACATATAAAGATGTAATCGAATTACATATCATATCCGTATTAAATATGCATATATCAGAAACTCTATTCTCTATTGAAGAAGAAGTTGCTGTAGAAATAATGATTCCTTGGAGTATGGTTAAAGTTCACGAAATACTTTTAACATTCCATAATAACCAAGCTAAAGTAGAAACTGAGGATTATCTGGATATATTAAATAAAATATCCAATAGATTATTCCTAAAATTATTCTCTAGTCATATAGAGTAATTGATTTATCTTAGATATCTATTGAAAAATAGATATCTTTTTATTTTTTTACATAAGTCACATATAAGTAATGATAATCCTTGAATAATGAATGGGGTGATAAATTGGCTGAAATAAAACGAGAACTAAATTTTGGACTTGATGATTTTGGAAAACAAGCTAAATTAACACAAGCTGAAAGCGTTGCTCAAATGCTAGTTAATTTATTTTTAATGAGGCCAGGTCAGATACCTTCATTACCACATTTAGGTATGAATATCAGACAATATATGTATAAATTTGAAGATGAGATTGATATATCTAAAATAAAAAGCCAGATATCAATTCAGTGTCCAGATATATTACAATATATTGATTTAAATAATATTCAATTAATATCAACGCCTTATAATAATGAACACGTATTATTTCTATTTATCCCATTATCTGTAACTGTTGCTGAAAATTCAGCAATTAGTATAGGTTTTAAGAGATCTAATAGTAATAACGAAATCACGTTTAATTACAAAATTAACAATAATTTAGATGTATAATTTTTTTACATAATATATTAAAAATTGGAGGAGAATAATAATATGAATAATATGGATAAATCTATTAATCTTGATGCATTACAGGATCAATTAAGAGCTCATAATAGAGCTGTTCCGACTCAAGCAATTGACGATGGTGAAGAAACTGCTATTGTTGGTAGTAACTTCGGTGCTCGTTTAAATGGATATACTACTGAAAGTAATGTAGTTCGTCATTCCTATAGTCCTGAAACTGTTACCATTAATGATAAATTTAACCCTGAAGATAAAGGTGAATATGTAGCTTCTACCTCTTCTGAAGAACCTGAAGAATATACTGGTCCTGGTTTAGTAGTTAATCATGATGAAATGACCGACAATACTCAACAGACTGGTCCTAAATATGGTGTAGGTTTAAATCCTTCTGTCATTGATAGTTTAGATAACTATATGAAAGAGATGGATTCTGAAATTGAAGAGTTAAAGGAACGTCATGAAGAAATTCTTGAAGAGCATCCTGAAGCTCGTGAAAAAGAAGAGACTGAAGATGAAGAAGAAAATCCTGGCATGACTAAGGATGAATTTAATCAGAAGTATGAAGAAGCTGTTGTTGTTATTGATAAGTCTGGTTTTGGTAGAGTTATTAACTTCACTGATGAAGAACATGAAAAACTTGAAAAGGTTAAGAAGATTAAGTTAGAAGAGATTGAAAATATTTCTCTTGATACTATTAAGACTAAGAAGCCTAAGAAGAAGGATATTGATAAGATTATTAAGCGTATTACTAATGTTACTACTACTAATATCGTTCTTCCTATTTCTGGTTATACTGCTGAAATCAAGGGTTGTTCTGCTTATGAATTAATTTCTCTGATCGACGGTAATGATAATGCATTACTGAATGCTCAGAATAAATGGTCCCTTATTCATAGCAAACTTGAAAACACTTCTATTGGTAAGATGGATTTCAATGAATTCTTACTGAATACTGCTGCAAATGACTATAATACATTTATTTATGGTCTGTTGTGTTCTACTTATCCGGATGATGATACTATTCCTCTGACTTGTGATAAGTGTAAGAAGAATTTTGATCATAGATATTCTGTAAGATCTCTGATTCGTGCAGAAGCAATGGAAGAGAAACTTCAAGATACTATTATGAATATTGTAGATAGTTCTGTTAGTGAGAAAGCTGCTAAGCAGGCTCATAAGAATGCATTAATTTCTGAAGTTAAACGTGTAAGACTTCCTCACAGTGGTATCATTGCAGAAATTTATGTACAGTCTGCATATGATTTAATCAATAAGTCTATTAAGGATCTTACTGATAATACTGATGAAAAGTATGCTCAGACTGCAGTTATTTCTACTTTAATTAATGCTTTCTATATTCCTGACCCTGATGAAGATGGTAGCTACTTCGAAGTTAACACTGGTGCAGATATCTCTAAGACTATCTATACTTTAAACGAAGTTGATGTTATGATTATTCGTAAGCTTGGTGAAGACTTACTGGATAATATGGCTATTTCTTATGGTCTTATGAATGTAACTTGTCCTCATTGTGGAAATTACATTCCTTTCATTCCTATGGAGCTTGAGAATATCCTTTTTTATCGATATCGACAGGCTCTGAATACAGTCATCGACTAAATAGTTTTTACTCATTTATTGATGAATTCTTAAGTTTATTCAAGAATCAGATTACCATAGAAGATCTTCGATATAATCTGACATATAAAGAAGCAATGAAAATGCGTGATGTTAGAATAAAACGTTTGGAACGTGAATATAAAGAAGGTACTGCTGGATTAAATCCTGATGATCTTGAAGAAATGATGGGTCGATAAATTTAAAACTAGTCTTCCAATTATTTAGAAAACACCTAATCCTGTCGATATTAATATAAATAATAACGAAAGGTGTTGATCTAAATATGAAATCAGATTTAATTAATATATTTAATCGGCTAACTTCATCTGAGTTAGCCGATTACAATTTATTTTCAGAAATACTAGAAAACCATTATGAAAAGTTTAAATATTTATATTCTTTAATAGAGACTATCAATTTAGACAAAGTTGATAGAATTCAATGTAAAACTAATAAGCATAACCTTAGAGTCGTCATTGAACCTGACGACATATCCTATATTAATGATATTATATGTGAGATAAATAGTAATCGAAATAAGTATACATTTTACAAATACTTTGATTTAAATTTAACTGAATCCCACAGTTGTTTATTAATAGAAATTGGTATAAAGAATAATAAAAAGGAAGGTGAAATGTATGCAAGTAGATTTATTTGATATTGAAGAATTTATTAAGATAAATAAATTAGAAGAGGTATCTGATCCGATGTTATTTGTTCGTGGTGGTATTCCCTCACCCACAGGTTTATTATCTACAGATATCTTTGGTGTATCTATAAATGATCGTAAAACTACTTACGCATATATAGATTTACAAGATTATTTTATTCATCCATTCATATATAAATTATTATTACGATTAAATAGAAATTTCTCACATATTGCCCATGGTACTAAAAAATATATCATTGATAAAGGAGTATTAGTAGAGAATGAAGAAACTGGAGAAACAGGAATTCGTTTTCTATATAATAATTGGGAGAAGATAAACTTCGATAAAAATAATTCAATGATTCGTAATGAACGAATTGATCTTTTAAATGCATATAAAAAGAATGTTATTTTTACTAAATATTGGCTTGTTATTCCTGCATTCTATCGAGATGTAAATTTACAGAATATTGAAAAGGGTAAATTATCTCACCATGAAATTAATGATAAGTATTCTAAAATTATTAGAATGGCATCATTACTTAATAATAACAATTCTTTCGACTTTGCATTAATTAGTACAAAAGCAAAAATTCAAGATACTTTAGTTGAAATATATGATTTATTAAAAGGAAAATTAGAAAAGAAACAAGGTTTAATTAGAAAAAATCTTTTAGGTAAATCAATAGATTATGGTTCTAGAGCGGTTATTTCTGCACCTACATTCCATACCAATAAATGGGATGAAATGGAGATAGATTTATATCATGTGGGTGTTCCTCTTGGTCAATGTTGTTCTTTATTTACTCCTTTTATTATTAGTTGGGTAAAAGGATTTTTCCGAAGAGAATTTGAAAAATCTGGTAAACAATATTTGATTATTGAGAATGGTAAATTAACTCCTGTAGAATTAGATAATCCTGAATTATATTTCAATGATGAATATATAAAGAAACAAATCGACCAGTTTATATTCTCATATACTGATAGATTTGTTCCTATTGAATTACCTGTAAAGGGAAGAGATCCTAAAAAACCTGTTTATATGAGATTTGCTGGTAGAATTATAGACAAAGATGATCCTACTGAAGGTTCTTCTTTAGATAGAAATGTTACCTGGTGTGATATTTTATATCAAGCAGCAGTTGATGTTTGTAGTGATAAGATGGTATATGTAACAAGATATCCTATAACAGATTATTTTGGTACATTCCCTTCTCAAATTACTGTATTAAGTACAACTGAAACTATGCCTGTATTTATTAATGGTACAGTATATCCTCATTATCCTAAAATTGATTTGTCTAAGAATAAAGATTCAGTTTCAACAAGCTTCCATGATACAGTTACGATGAGTAACCTTATGTTAAAAGGTTTAGGCGGAGATTAAAATATCGTAGTCTCCTATTGATAGTGATATCAATATAAAAACTATGTGAACGACTAACAATCGGTGTGGGATATTTTTTATCCTGCTAACGGTAAGAGTGAAATATATAAATAAGCTCTCTAAGAGAACCTGAAGGTCCAGAAATGGATAGCTGGTGATACCGTGTCAAGCTTCTATATTAGAAGAAGATGTAGAGACTATCGAAATAGTATTAACTAAAGTAGAGTACGGATTAATTTGCGGGTTAATCTGGAAGTGCATAGCCCTTATTAGTTTTTAAGGTGAAGATATAGTCCGATTTAAATATGAAAATATTTGATATAAAAAGTACGATGGAGATCAGATCTCAATCAGAGGTCTGTTTACACAGGAAGCTAATGAAGAAGCAAGAAGATTAATGATGGATAAATCATTCATTTTGAATATTCAGGGTGAGAATATGAGAGTTACCAGTAACGAAGGCATCCAGACTTTATTCATGTTGACTAAATTTGAAAATGATTAAAAGAAGGTGTTTATGATATGAATACATATAAATGTAATAAAGTAAAAAGATTTTTATGTAAATTATCTCATAGACAAGTATGTACGAAAAAGAAAAATGAAAATAAAGTAATAGTAGAAGATTTATCAGTAAAGGAAGAAGACTTACCTTTATTTGTTAAGAATAAATCAGGTAGATGGATTAATAGAAAAACTGGTAAATTTGTAAAGAAAGAGGTTGCTGAAGCATATGCCAATCATAAATGTTAATGGTCATTATGAAGCATATATAGATGGTGAATTTATATGTTCCGGCGATACTCATAATGAATGCGAAAAAGATTTAGAAGAATATTTAGAATCCTTAAATAAATAATATATGGTCTATACAGGATATTCCTGTATAGACCTTTTTAATTAATCAGTTAAGCGTTTTTTATTTTTATACATACCTTCAATACGAAGCCAATATTTATGCTCATCAAATTTACTTACACATTCACTATGTTCACATTCTTTAGAAATTTCAGTATACATAGTATATAAATCAGTAAACATGATATCTACTGCTTTAAATACTTCCTTACATTCATAATCTTCATGGGATTCAATCATCAAGATATGACTATCTAAACCATCTAATAAAGAAATAGCTTCCTGAAGAGTTAAAGGATTATTTCCCATAGATAATAAAATTTCAGCAATTTCATCAATAAATGTATTAAACTGAGACACATAATCATCTAAAATAGTATGTGCCTTATCAAAAGACTTACCAACAACTTTCCAATGTAACATATGTAAATTATGTCTATATGCTAATAATACAGCAAATAATAATCTCATCTTTTCAATCATAATATTATCTCCTTTTAAATAATAAAGAATTGTTCAACTTCAAGATGATAAGTATCTCTCATCTTTTCAATTAAATCCTTACGATCACTTTCAGCATTAGACCAGTCATCGATTCTTAAATTAACAGTACCATATGCAGTTTGTAATTCATTATAATGTTTCATAGCATTGTATAAGAATCTCTTAATATCTAATAAAGCTAATTCATAAAAAGATTCCCAAGCAGTAATAGGAATAGTGGAAAGATTTTCAGCATGTTCTATAGCAAAATCAATATCGATTACACCATAGGCAGTTGCTACATTATAAAGATATAACTTATTAGGAGCTTCAAATTTAAATGTAATTGCAGGAGCTGCTATAGAAGCTAAGTTAGCATTGGCTTGAGTCTGCATTAACATATTATAAGTTTCAATACAACCATCAAATGTGGGACTAATAAAACCATTTCCTAATAATTTACTTTTCAGTGTAATATTTCTAATATACATAATCTCTCTTCCTGCAAATAAGTCAGGAATAATATAAATAGATTCTGTATATTCCTCTTTAATACATTCTAATTCTTTAGCTAAATCAACAGATAATGTTTTAACTTGAGGTAAAAATGTACTAAATGTTTTTAATGTTTTTAATTGAATTACTTCCATCATAGCTTTATCCGGATCATCAAAAGGTAAACGTAAACCATAAATACCTAAATCCATTTTGATAGAAGTAAGTAACTGTGATATATTCAATATTACACACCTCC